AAAACACCAAACTCAAAAGTATTACTCTTTTGTTGAGTCTGCTTTCTTACTTGACTTTTTCTTGCTTGTTTTTTCTGACTCATCTTTTGTTTTTGTTATTTTTTCTATTAAATTATTTAAACCACCATGTTCGTAAGCATAAGCTAATTCTTCTTGTGTAGTGTTTGCCCAATCAATATAATTATCTGTATTGTAATAAGTTTTACCAGATGTTAATTTTCCTTTATATGTTGCCATAATTGTATATATTTTTGTGTGTGATAAATCTACAATATTTTTATTACAATCACACATATTAAAAGATACTAATAGGAATTACAAACTTTCGTTAAACCTATTTTGTATATCTTTACTATTATCTACTAAGTTGTTGTTGCAGTCAATCCTGTAGCACCAATTCTTAAACCATCAGTTGTTCCTGTACCTGCAGGAATGTATGGGTTTGGTAATTCATACTGTGTACAAGTAATATTTAAAGTAACACCATCTTCATCAGAAAAAGCTGCTCCAGTACCACCTTCTATAGATGCAATTCTTGCCCAAGTTTGACTTCTAGCTTGGTCATCTAAGTTAGAAAATTTTGAACTTGCTCCTATTAATAATGCTTGACTTTCACCTGCTACTGGTGCAGCACCTACTGCAGGTAATGTAGTATTTGAATCTACTACTAAAACCATTAAACACTTACCAGTTAATTCTTGCAATCTTAATAGTTTTGTTGCATCAATTTTAGGTAAAAACAAAGACAACACACATTCATATGTTGTAAAGTTTTTATTTTCATTTGTTCCAGTTACAGTTAATGATGATCTTTCAATTTGACTTTCATATACTCCCCATACTGCTTGTGTAGCAGTATTTGCAGAGTTTTTAATTGTTGTGCATTTGAAGTTATTTGCTGTGTGATTAAATGTTACAGTATCTGCTCCACTTGGCGAGTTCCACTCTCTTATCAAAACATTTTTTATACCACCTGCTGACTGTAAGTCTGAACAACCTATTGCTAATCCACTTTCTATTGCCATATTATTTTATTTTTAAAATTATTAATTAGTTGTTGCTTGGTTGTTTGATGTGTAATAAGCAATAGTTCCAGAATATACTCTAGGTAATTCATATTGCTTTGCCATTAAACTTACTGTTAATCCATTATCATCTGTATAAGCTGCTCCAGTTCCACCTTCAAAACCACTAAGATTTAAAAAAGTTTGATTTCTAGAATTTACTTTTTCATTTTGATATTTTTCACTTACTCCTAAAACAAATGCTTCTCCATTAGTATCAACAGCAATTGCCATTAAACAAGAATCTATCATATTTTGTAATTCATGAAATTTATCAGAATCCATTTTTGGTAACATAAATGATAAACCACATTCAAATGATGTAGAACCATTTTCTTTAGTTGCATTTATAGTTAATGCAGGAGTTTCGTTTTTAAACTCATATAAATACCAAGTTGCTGTGCTTCCTCCAGTATCTTTTAATGAAGAAATACCATGTACACCTGCTCCATTAGCATATACTACAGCATCTCCTGTTGCCCATGTTCTAAGTAATATGTGTTTTATACCTCCTGATGCTTGTACATCAGCACAACCAATTGCTATACCTTTATCTATTGCCATATTATTTTTTTTTATAAATTATTAAAAGGTAAATAAGAGAGAGCTTTTACACTCTCTCTATCTACATTGTTGTTATACAATTACTCCCCATTGTACAAGAGAGTCGTATAAGTATTGTACACCTAACTTGAAGTAACCTCTAAAGTACATTTTTTCTTCTAAATCATCATAGAATACTTTAAATGAACCTTCTGGGTCTGTAACATCTGAACCAATAATTAGGTTTTCAGTAGCTACATAACAAGCTCCGTTATTGTATTGCGTTGCACTACCACCTGATGGTGTGTGAGTAAACATTGCAGGGTTAAGGTCAGCTAAGATAGTATCCCACTCGTACATTGGAATTACTTGAACACCTCTAAAGCTAACTCTAGTGTAACCTTCAACTGTGTTTACAATAGCTAAATCTGCAGAAGAACCTTCTAAGTTTGCTAAGTAAGCATTAAAGATTTTTGGAGTTACAAACATCTTCTTATCAGATGAAGGAACTTGTTGTAAAGCTGCAGGAGCTGTGTCATACATTTCTCTTAATAGTCCAATTGCTTGTGGTGCTGTTGGAGCTGCTTCATCACCTCCATATATAGTTCTAGCTGCTAATATACCTGAAGTTGCCATTAATTTCATCCATCCATCAAATGATTTGTAACCAACTGCACCAGCAGTATCGCCACCCCAAGCTAATCTTACTACATCTTGTCCAATACCTTTAACTGCACGATTTACAATTGCATCAGCTAATTGAGTACCTTCTAGATTCATTACATCTACACCACTTTTGTACATTTCTTCAATGTAAGTTCCAAAGAATGCATCAGTACATTGCTCTAAAGCTACTCTACATCTTCCTGCAGTAATTACTTTATCATCAATATTAAAATCTACCTTACCAGAACCATCACCACTATCACTTGAAGAAGAACATCCAACATAAGGTCTTACTATTTTTGTTAGAGCAGCAGAAGTGTATACATTCATTTTATGCTTAACATTAGGTATTACTCTGTAGTTTTGCATTAAATCATCACTTCTAAATACTGGCTCATAAAAGATTTCGTTTAAGTTAGCACCACTATAAGTTGCTGTGATACTATTATTTGCTACGTTTGTTGCCATTTTTATTTATTTTTTGATTATTAATTATTAAATTTTGCTCTTACTTTATCTGCCATTGCATTATAAAAACTTGCATTAGCATCAACAGTTTTATTTTCAACTACAGCAGGGTCGCCTTCAGTAACTACTTCAGTACCTTTAGCATCTGCTTTGTTCAATAAAGCATTTAATCTTTCTATTTCAGTAGAAAGAGTTTCGTTTTCTCCTTTAGTAGAAGTTAATTCTTCTTCTAGAGAAACAATTTTTCCATTTAAGTCAGTTACACTTGCTTCAAAAGAAGATAATTTGTTTGATATTTCTTCATTATCTGAAAGCATAACATTAACTTCAGTTACAACATCTTCTGACTTGTTGTCAGCTCCTTTTACAGAGTTTACAATTTCATCAACTTTGTTGTTAAACCAATTTTTTAACTCTTCAGTCATTTTTTTGTTATTTACGTTAATATTTAATTTATTATGTATTTGTTCAGTAGTAATGTTTTTGAATTTAGAAACATCATACTTAGCTGCTACTTTAATAGAATCAGAAATAAGATCAATAAAACCTAACTCATATGCTTCATTAGCATTTAGCCAAGTTTCTTTATCCATCATTTCAATAATTCTATTTAACGACAATCTTGTTTTTCTCTCGTAAATATTAGCAATTTCACCACTAATCTTTTCTAAGATAGATGCAGTCTTTCTCATATCTTCAGCTTCACCCATTGCACCACCCCAAGCATTGTGTATCATAAAAAGAGAATTTTCAGCCATGATAACTTCATCAGCAGCTAATGCGATAACACTACCCATACTTGCAGCTATACCCTCAATATAAGCAGTAGTTTTTGCTTCTCTCTTTTTTATTATATTGTACATCGCCATCCCATCAAATACATCACCACCAATACAGTTGATTCGTAAATTAACAGGAGTATCTTTGTACTCTTTCATCTCAGAAATAAAGTCTTGTGCAGTAATACCATAAGCACCAATTTCATCAAAGATGTAAACCTCTGCAACAGCATCTGTTGCTTTTCCTTGTATATTAAACCATTTCTTATTCATACCTGCAAAATTAGAATCTAATTGATACTTTATCTACCTAATTTGTGGAAAAAACTTTTAGTAAGAGATATTCTCAGATGCTTTTGATTTTTTTCTGTATTTGTACACTATGTTTTGTGCTTGACTTTCACTTATCTTATATTTATGTGATAAGTCCATAAAGGTATGTGTTCTATTGCCTTTATTAAAAACTAATCTTCTGTCAAAGTCTGCTATAATCATATAGTTCCTTAGTCGTTTAGGTTCTACCATACCCCTCTCTACTAAGTGTTTTAATATATCTTTATGTGTGGCAGTTTCACCAAACCTTTTAGAAATTTCAATATCTAACAACTCTAAGTAATCAAAAACTACATCTACTTTATTTTGTCTTTTTGACATTCTTTTTTTTCTTAGTGTTTTCTTTTAACCACTCTTCACACATTGTATTCCAAAACTTTACAACAGCATTTCTACAGGATGAACAGTTTATATCTTGTTTTTGTGTAGGAAAATATTTATGCCACAAACTATACATATTATTTAAACTATCTACTTTGTGTCTGCTAAAATTAGCATTGTAAATTCTGTTTTCTTCAACAGATTTTTTTATAAGCTCTCTGTCTGCCTTAATGACAGATTTAGCTATTTCTTGTAAATTCATATTGTTATTTTAATTACCATTTGCCTTCTGGACACTTACCATACCAGTCTGCAGAGAGAGATGTCTTTGCATCTAGAAAACAAGAACATTTAGCACATCTTGATCCCCAATTTATTACTGGTTTTTTAAGCATCAAAAAATTTCTGTAAAAAGTACATTTTTTACAGATAGATAATCTTTCTAACTTTGTTTTTTTATTAACAAACATTTGTTTAATTTTAAAATGTTGCTTCAGCTTCTATAACTGAAACAGTATTCTGTGCAGTAGAAATATCTGATTCTACTACAACTACTCTTCCTCCTTGTCCTATTGCACCCATCATACCTGCCTGACCTGTTGCATTAAATTGTGATTGTGCAAATGATGGCATATTCATTAAACCACCATCAGCAAACTTCACTCCACCACCTGCTGCATTCATTGCAGATAATTGATTTCTAAACATAGATGTACTACGTTTATTTATTACTGCTTCACCCCCTTCTAACTCTACTACTCTACCACCTACTGCAAACTTCTCTCCACCATTTGCATGAGATTTACCATGAACCATACCACCATTAGCAAATTCTTGAATCACACCACCATCTTCAAATTTACTTAATTGCTTATCTATTAAACCACCAACTGCAGCAGATGCACCTGCAGCTAATATTAAATTAAGTGGGAAGGGAACGTTTTTAAATATAGATGCTATAAAACCTGCTACAGCTTCCATGATTTGCGCCCTTACTACAGACTTCATAGCTTCTTCTGCTGTTTGACCAGAAAGTATTGCTCTTTTTACATCTGCTTGAAATGCTTTTTCTTTATCTTCTTGATTATCTTTAATTAATTTTTTTTCTATTTCTGTAAATCTTTTAATTAAATCTTCTCTTTGTTCAATACTTAGATCGTATTTATTAAGAGATTCTTTAATTCTTTTCATTTCATCTCTATGCAATTGTTCTCTAACCTTTTCTGCTTCAACTTCACTTAACAATCCTTGTTGTAATAAATTAAATTTATGATTTAAAATTTCTTCTTCTGCAGTTATTGTTAGTTTTGTTGCTTCTGCAGTTGCTAATTTTGATTCTTTATTTTTGTTAGTTGCATTAGTATTTTCATCTAAAGAAGTTGTGTTTGTTTCTACTAATAAACCTAATTCTTTTTCTAAATCAACAACATCTTTCTCTGCATCAGCATATTCTTTTGTGCTTTTTGTTGCACTTCTTTGAGCATTAGTTAATCCTATAAAATTATTTGTTAATTTTACAGCTTGATTTCTAGCAGGATCTAAAGCTCTACCAAGTCCATTAAATTCTAATTCTAATTGCTTTATTACTGTATCATATTGCTGTTGAAAAGTTAAACCTTCTTGTAAAGTAATATTGTATTTTTCTGTAATTTGATTTAATCTGCCTAAAAACTTTTCCTCTTTATCAATTTCTTTGTTTACAGCTTTATCAGCTTTTTCTTTTGCTTTTTGTGCTTTTTCAACTTCTCTTTGTAATAAAATTCTATTTTTTAATGTTACATTAAGCTCTCTTAATCTATCTCTTAATTGAGTTGTAGTTACTTTTTCAGTATCTAAGTTTTTAAGAAAATCAGGGTATTTAACTTGTATTTCACCGAGCAATTTATTTCTTTCTTTTTCTTGTATATTTACATCAGTTAATCTTCCAACTAAAATATTAAGTTCTACTCTTTGTTTTTCTAAAGTTTCTGAAACTGGTATATCTATAAAATCACTTACTACATTTACTAAACCTGCAAATCTGTCTACTACGTTTTGTAATGACCTTCCTATAAATGACTCACTAAGATTTATCATTAAACCTTGCATGGCAGAGTTTAATCTTTTAAAAGCACCTTCTAAAGTATCTCCAACAATTTCTGCCATTGCTTGTGCAGCACCAGAAGCTAATCTTAATTCATTTCTTAATTCTACAGTCCTTTCTTTACTTGTAATCATTTGCTCAAAAGCTGCAGCTTGTCTTAAATCTACAACCTCCATAATTTTAGCCAAATCACCACCTTCATCAGAAAACTTTTTTAAAGCAGGAACTAAATCATCTAAGGAATGTATAGTTTTACCAAAAGACTTTACTAAATCAGAGTTTGGGTCTTGCATTTTAAGAAGTATGTTTCTTAAAGATGTACCTGCAATAGATGCTTCAATACCTGCATCCGTAAGTTGTGCCATTATAGCTGTTGTATCTTCTATTGAAAAACCTGCTGATTTTGCAATAGGTGCAACCTTAGTCATGGATGTTTGAAACTTTTCTATATCAAGTGCAGAGCTTGTAAATGCTACAGCCATTACATCTACTACTCTTTGTGTTTCTGCAGCATCTAAACCAAAACCTCTTACAGCAGCACCTGCTACAATTGCTGCTCTTCCTAAATCTGTATCTGTTGCAGTTGCTAATTGTAAAGTTGCATCTTGTGCGTTTAAAATTTCTTTTGTAGAAAAACCTAGCTTACCAAAATTAGTTTGTAGCTCAGCTACTTGTTGTGCAGTAAAGAATGTAGACCTACCTAAATCTTCTGCAGTTTTAGATAGTTTTGCAAAATCTTTGTTACTTGCACCAGTAGTTGCTCGTACTTTAGCCATTTGGAACTCGTAATCTCTAAATGTTCTTATTGACTGACCTACAAGTTTATTAATGTTTCTAAATGCTTGAACAGCAGTAGCAATACCTAAAGTTAAAAAACCATATTGTTTTACTAAACCACCTACACCTTTTGTAGCTTTTTTAGTTGTTCCTTCTAAATTTTGTAAGTCTTTTTGTCCTTTAACGACTACCTGTACTACTATCTTTTCTGTATTTGTTGCCATAATTTATTAAGTTGTTTGTGCTGTTTTAACTTTACTAAGTTCTTTTCTTATCATATCTGCTACATCATCTCCAATAGATTGTGCAAGTTCTTCTCCTATTTTTTGTGAATTTTCTTTAGCTACTATACCTGCAAAGTTTGATCTAGTCAAAGTGTTACCATGTTGCCAATAAACATAATTTTCTCTACCATTTGCTTTTTTATTACCATAAACACCTCTTTTTAATCTTGCTATAATACGACCTGCAAAATTTGTGTCTAAACCTTTTTTGTTCATCCATCTAATAATGTTTTGTCTATTGACAGAAAATGCAACTTTAGGATTATTTACTACTCTCCAATAATCCTTACTAGATGTTATATTTAAAATTATATTATCATCACTTATTTTTTCTTGTACACCAGTAAAACTTCTACTTAGCTTACCTGTAGAGTAATATTCTTGTAACAATAATTGTTTTCGCAATCCTTTAATTATAATTTTAGATACGTTATTAAACTGCTTATATGTATTTTTGAAATTCATTAATCATCAATTTTTTCGTTCTCTCTTCTTCTTAAAACCTTATGTGCATTACCAAAAGAATCAGTCATAGTAATTGGCATAAGATATTCTACAGAGTCTATAGTAACAATCATATATACTTCTAATCCACTTTGATTAGC